CAAGGCCAGGCGCAGCACTTGGTCGGTCTGCGCCGCACGCTGCAGGACGGCTTCCACGCGGTCTTGCAGTGGTGGGGTCGGCGAGGTCTTCACGATGGGCACCGGCAGGGGATGGTATCAGGCGTACAGCGGTTCATTGCTGCGGGGCGCCACCCAGCAGCCCCAGCGGATCAGGCCCGACCGAGAGTCACGAATCGACATGCGCAGGCGGCCATCGTCCTGGAACTCCAGCGCGCCGAACACCGATTCATAGCGACCCGGCGAACTGCGCAGCCACAACTGGCCGTCAGTGTCTTTCTGCCCGTTGTCGTTGTTGACGACGCCACTTGGACATGCGCACACATCCAAGCAGTCGAAAGCAGAGCCGTGATCGGCCACCGTGCGCCGCACTGCGTTGGGTGTATGCCGGTCGCCGCTCATGACAACGACGCGGATGCCCTCGTTCTGCAGAGTGCCGAAGATCCGGTCGCGCTCGGTGCTGTACTGGCCCCAGGTGTCGCTGTTGTCGCCGCTGCCATAGCGACCCGTAGAATTGCCGTTGAACAACTTCTTGGCCGACCCGATGACGATGTGTTGAAAGCCGGCCGACCAAGCGCCACGCACCGCAGCCATGAACCATGCCTCTTGTGTGGCGCCCATGCACCGTTTGCTGCTGTTGTCGGTGTCCGTGTAGCCGCTGCGATAGGTAATCAGGTCGGGAACGATGATGCGCGCATACGTGCCGCCCACGTTGCCGCTGCTGTCCAGGTCCAGATAGTGGTAGATCACCGGGAACGTCGATGCAGCCAGCGGCTGGCCTGCCGCACCTGGGCCTGCGGGCATGTCACCGTTGTTGCCGGCCATGCTGGCAGCGGTGGGATAGTCCCAATAGGTGTTGCCGAGTTCGCGGTGGGCTGTGTACCAAGTCGTAATAACCGGGTTCAGCGTGGCCTGGCTGACTGCACCGACAGGGCCGCCACCCGACTCAGACGATCCGGTGGCAAACGTGCTGTCAAAGCTGTCAGCCATGCGATGGTCGTCACCGCCTGCCCATGAAATCAACATTTGCCCGGCATTGCGGCGGGCCAACAGGTCGCGCCACCCGGGCTTTGACCACATCGCATGCACCCGGTCCTTGATGCTGCTGGACGTGCTGGCGGTCGTCACGCGGGTGGTGGTGTAGGCACCGTATGTGAGCGGGATGTTGTAGTACGGGTCATCGCCCAGCATCACCAGCAGCTTGGGATTCAGCGCCAGCATTGGTGTGGCGGCATAGAACGGGTGCGATGCTTCGTCGCAAGACTCCATCACGATATTGAATGCCATGTCAGCCCCTCAGTACGCGAGGAAACTCACGGGGCGCCGCCACCATGTCGGCTAGCGCCTGGGCTGGTAGAGCCAAGTCCAGCACGGCGCGTTTTTGCAAATACACGCTATTCATGCGTGCGGCCGTCCACACGCCATAGCCGACAGCGCTGGTCCGTTTCGCAAACATCGAAATCCCGTCTAGAGCCGCTGACGGAAGCGTGATGGCAGAAACATCAAACTGCGTCCTCCCTACGGTCGCAGTGTTGCTGGCCCGTGTGTCTGCCATCAAATATGCGCCGTCGATCCACATTGAAACCAGCACCTGAACAGGGGCGGCATGTGTGTCCCCAATAGAGATCCCAAGATTTCCGCTGACCGACGATGCGGCACCGTCTCCGCGCACTGCAATGGCTGGCTGATCCACCGAATTGATACCGATCCACCAACCGCCATAACCGGCTGTCGATGCATCACGCCCGTGGCCGAGCAAGTAATTGAGGGCGGAGTTTGCCCCGGGGTACTGGATTTCAAAGCCGACCAGCAGCATCCCGCCCGAGGTCAAGCTGGCAAGGTTTGCCACGGTGTCCGCATATGCCTGTTGCGCCGCAGTCGCCACATGGTCCGTTCCGTTGGGAGACAGACAGCCGGCATTCGCCCAGATCGTTGCGGCAGGGCTGGTGCCCCCGACCGTCAGGGTCGGCCCGTTGCCAAGCCCACAGGCGATGGTGGTGCCGGTGCCCTCGTGCATCGGATACCAGATGGCCGGGTTGTCCGCGGACACTGCCACGCCACGCGCTGGCGTCAGCGAGGCATAAGTGATGGCGTTGGCGGTCATGCCGACACCTCCGCAACCACCGACAGCGTGGCATAGCGGGTCGATGAGCCGCGCTGCAGGGTCAGCCGCACCCGCGTGGGCGTCGAGTCGAGCCACTCGAAGCGCGCATCCCCGGCGATGTACTCAGCCAGCGTGTAGTCGGATTCGGCCACGTAGCTTTCGCCGGTCAACACTGCATCGGTGCTCACGCCAATGGCGTGCATGGCCAGCGCAATGCCGCCCAGGTCGCCCAGCGTGACATCGAGCGCGCTGTCCATCGTCAGCGTGTAGGTCTCGTCCGTTGGAGTCAGCAGGCGCTGGGCTCCGATGGTGTCAGTCGGCGGCGCGAACGTGACGCGGGCGGTGGTGACCGTGCCACCGCTGCCGGCGTCCAGCAGGATGGATGCGGTGGGGACGCCGGCAATGGTGCCCAGGCGCGTGCCGGCCGGCCGCGCAAACATGCCGGCGTCATAGGCCGCCACCAGCGCGTCTGAAATCCCATCCGGTGACACCAAGGCTCGCGCTGCGGCCACCTCGGTCGAGCTGAGCGATGCGCCATCAGCGGACGGATTGACGCCACCACGGGCGGTGCTCTGCGAGCCGCCCGGCGGCGTGGGGTCCCAAGTCAAAGCACCAGGCATGGCGCGCTCCTCGTAGTGGTCGGTGTGGGGTTGCGATCAGCCGGCGCGCTTGCGGGCCGGCGTGGGGGCGGCAGGTGCGGGCGCGGGGGCCGGCGCAGCTGCGGGTGGGGCATCGGTGCTCGCGGCAGCCTGCTGGGCGGCGGCGGCCGCAGCGGCCTGCGCCTCGGCGGCGGCGCGCTCGTTGGCTTCGGCCTCAGCTTGAGCGGCGGCCGCAGCGGCCTGCGCCTCGGCGGCGGCGCGCTCGTTGGCTTCGGCCTCAGCTTGAGCGGCGGCCGCAGCGGCCAGCTCGTCTTCGGTCGGCTCGTCGACCTCTTCACCGTTGCGCAGGGCGACCTGGCGCAGGGTTTCCTCGGTCACCGGGTACAGCTGGCCGGCGAGGTACTTCGCTGCGCCGGTCTCGTAGACGGTGTTGGTGATGCGAACTTGGTGCATGCCCGTAGCCTTCAAATGAGTGCGACCCCAGTGACCCTGGGGCCGCGGTAGTGCAGTCGGCCCGCCGAGCGGGCCGGGTCGATCAGTTCACCGTGGGGTCGATCGCGGCGCCGGAGTAGCGGGCGCCGTACAGGTTGTAGAGCACCACGACACCGCGCGAAGCGGTGGCGGCATGGCCGGTGCCATCCACGCGCAGGCAGTCGAAGCCGTTGGCCAGGTCCAGCGACTCGACATCGACATCGATGATGTAGAGGCTGTCCTTGCTGTTGGTCGTCTGCGTGGTGAAGGTGTTCGACGCGACAACGGTCTCCGTCATCACCTTCGACGCGGCGTAGTCGGTGTTGGCCAGCATGCGGGTGAAGGCGAGCGCCTTCTCACCGGTGCCGGCCACGTCGGTGGCCTGCTTCAGCGTGATGGTGCTGCCGGTCACGGTCGTGCCGTCGGCGATGCTGATGATGATCTGGCACCGACGGTAGCCCTTGAGCGACACGTAGTCGGTGTCGCCCAGGGTCGAAGTCAGCAGCAGACCGGCGGCGGCCACGATGGGCGTCACCACCTCGTCAAGGCGAGCGTTCGAGTTCATGGTTCTGGTTCCTTTCTGTGGGTTCGGTGGTGCGGTCGATCAGCGGGCGCCGAGCTGGATGAACGGCGACATCGTGGCGCTGCCGTTGGCCGGCGAGATCGGCGCGGCCAGCTTCGGCGCACCGTCCACCCGGAAGGTGGAGCGGAACGCGGTGGCGTCGGCGTCGAAGTACAGGTGCATCGACGTCGCGGTCTGGATGCCACCGGCCTTGGTGATCGACTGGTACTGCCGCCAGTCGGCCAGCATCACGTCGCCCTGCGAGCTGAAGCTCTTGGCGTGCTGCGTGACCGCGATGGGGCGGCCCAGCAGCGTGCCGTAGGGCGAGCCCTGCAGGCCACCGACCGGGCTGCCGGCGGGCAGGTAGATCGGGTAGTTGCCGAGCGTCAGCGTGAACAGCGCGGGCAGAACGTCGTTGTTCAGCATCCAGACCGCGTTGCCGTAGCTGCCGGCGGGCAGCCGGCTGATCATGTTGGCCAGGTTGGTGGCCGACAGCGTGCCGGTCAGCTGGCCGGCGTCCTTGACCACGGTGATGACGGCCGGGCTGTTGAACGCGCCCAGGGGCTGGCCAGCGCCGTTGCCGTAGCAGATCGCCTCGTCGGTCTTCCAGCGGATGCTGCGGGCAGCAGCGCCCTGGAAGTAGGCACCGAGCGCGGTCGCGTCGGCCAGCAGCTCTTCGGTCACCGGCACCAGGGCCAGCAGCTTCTTGAGCCTGAAGTCGGTGCGACCGAACACCGGCTTGGTCTGCGTGCCGGCGCCAGCCTCGTTCTGCCAGTAGGCGCGCACGCCATTGGCGCCCCAGGGAGTGGTCTCGTCCTTCGGCAGCGACATGCCGTTGCCTTCGACCGGCAGGTCGTCGGTCATCGGCAGCAGGGCTTGCTCTTCCAGGGACAGCTGGAAGATGCGCTGGCTGTAGCTCGGGGGCACCAGGAAGCCACCGTCGCCGCCGCTGCCCTCGTTGCCATAGGTGCTGGGCGCAGCGGCCTGCGGCTCACCGCGGTACAGCGCCTGCAGGCGGCGGTCCATGCTGACACCGGTGCGGACGTTGACGGCCGCGCCGCGGACGGACATCAGGAAGTCGCCCATCGTGCGGAAGCCGCGCTGCGGGTCGGCGTCGCCGTTCTCCTGGGTCTCGATGCGCGCGCCGGCCGGCAGCGTGACCGAGCCTTCGCCGCGGCCGCCGCCTTGGTTGCCGGCACCCGGCTCGATCGGGGCCAGGCCAGCGCTTGCCGCCTCGGCTTCCATCGCGGTGTTCACGCGCGCCTTGAGGCTGGCGGCCTTCGCCTTGTGCCCGTCGTACTGCGCCTGCTCTTCAGCGGTCAGATCGCGCTCGTTGAGGATGGCGGCGATCTTGGTCATGCCGTCGACCTCGGCCGCGTGCTGGGCCTGCAGGTTGCGGACCATGGGGCCCCAGGCGAGCACGGCGCCGATGGCGACCGGATCGGTCAGCACGGCCCAGGCCTGCGCCAGGATGTCGGGCGCCGCGACAGCGGTGCCGGCGAACGCGGCCAGCGCGAGGGCGGCCACGGTCAGGATCGAGAAACGGGAAGTCTTCATGATGGCTCCAGAAACGAGAAAGCCGCCCGAAGGCGGCCAGTGGTTGGGGGGTGGTGCACAACGGCCCGAAGGGGCCACGCCGTCAGGCCGATGGGCCTGGCTGCGGGTGGGCCGTGCTCAGCCCGGGTCTTGGATCAAGGGGTGCGCGGTGGCGGCAGAACGCTGTCGCCGTGCATATCTGGCTGGTAGCCCGCGTAGTTCATCGGCTTCGGCGGCGCCGTCACGGTGACGGGTGGAAACGCCGCGATGCGATAGCGGCCGGATCGGCCGGTCAGCAGCATCCGTCCAGCCAGCACGGATGACACAACCCGGCCACGGCCGAAGGACCGCGCAAGCTCGAAGGCGCGGGCGGTAAGGTGAAGGCGGTGAATCATCGTGCGGCAGCGATGTCGGCATGGGCCTGGGCCAGCAGGGCCGAGCGTGCGCCGCTGCTGCGGCCCTTCTTGCGCATGCCGGCCACCACCTCGCTGAAGGTGCGCACGCCGTCGACCATGCCGGCCTTCTGCGCCGCCTCGGCCAGCAGCATGCGGCCCTCGCCCATGCCGCTGCGCACCTGGTCCACCGGCACGCCGCGGCCCTTGGCCACCGCGCTGGTGAACATGCGGTAGTAGGTGTCGATCTGCGCTTGGGTCTCGGCCCGCGCTTCGTCGCCCAGCGGCTCGAACGGGTTGCCCTCGACCTTGTACTTGCCGGCGCTGATCAGGGTGATGGCCACGCCCTCATTCTTCAGGGCGTCGGCGATGCTCTGGTGCGCGGTGTAGACGCCGATGCTGCCGACCATGCCGCCAGGCGTGAGGTAGGACTCGCTGCACTGCGACAGCAGCCAGTAGCCGGCCGATGCCGCCATGCTGTCGGCGATGCCCACAACCGGCTTCTGCGACCGGGCGGCGCGGATCTTGTCGCCCAGTTCCTGGATGCCGAAGACGGCGCCACCAGGCGTGTCGAAGCGCATCAGGATGTCGCTGACCGAGGAATCGGCCAGGGCAGCATCGAGCGCTGCGCCGATCTCTTCGGCGCCCGTGCCGGCCTCGCACATGCCGAGCTGCGAGGCGCGCTGCACGATCGGGCCGAAGACCGGGATCACAGCGATGTTGCCGCCGCCTGCGCGCTGCTGGTCGCCGCGCGCCGCCTTGGGCATCGGCTGGCCGTTGGCGTCGTACTGCGTGTCATCGCGATGGTCACCGGCCATGATGCCGGGAGCCTTCGCGGCGTAGGCACGGGCCAGGATGGCCGCGTAGGTGGCCATGGCCGCCGGATCCATCGCCCACGGGGTGCGCAGGCAGTAGGCGAGGAAGTACGGGAGCTTCATGATTCGTCCTTCAGGGCAAGCTCGGCCAGCGCGGCCGAGTAGTTCTCTTCGGTGTCACCGCGCATGGTCGTTGCCAGCCAGTTCTTGGCCTTCTCTTCCGAGATCGCCAGCGCGTCGGCCAGAACTTCCGCCGACACCAGCTGCCCGGCAGCGAAGCGGCGCGCCATGCGCTGCACGTTGCCAGTGATGACCTGCTGCCACCTGGCAGCCACGGCCGCACCGGCTGCGCGGGCGTTCTGCTGCCGGTCGTTCGGCGGGGTCTGATCCATGCCAGCGCCGCTGGGCGCCTGCGCCGGGCCGCGTTCACCATTGGCGTCGACCCGCACCATGTTCACCGGGCGCAGCGTGTGGTTCAGCCACTCCAGCGGCTGATCGCCCTCGCGCTCGCGCACCTCGTTGGGAGTCATGCTGCCCCACTGGGTGCGGCTGGCGTAGTAGGCGGACCGCGCCGCGGCATCGCCGCGCATCATGCGATCCATGTCGAACTCGGGTTCCAGCAGGTCGTCGGCGCCGGGCAGGCCCTGGCCCAGCAGCTGGAACTCGATGCTGGCTTCCCACAGCTCAGCGTAGGGCAGCATGGTGTCTGTCCAGAACTCGATCGACTGATGCTCGATGTTGTTGTTCGTGGCCCGGGACAGGTCGCTGATCTTGTGCAGCGGCACGCGGAACAGGCGCGCCACGTCGGCCACCTTCAGCCCGCGGCCCTCGATGAACTGGGCGTCGGAGTTCTTGAGCCCCAGCTCGTGGTACTTCATGCCGCCCTCGAGCACGGCCACCTTGCCGCGGTTGGCGCCGCCCTGCAGGCGCTGCCAGCTCTCGCGCCACTTGCGCTTGGTCTCGTCGTCCTTCCACTTGCCCGGGTTCTCGATCCAGCCTGGCGGCCGAGCGTCGTTGCCGAAGAAGCGCGCCGAGTAGGCCTGCATCGCCAGCCCCTCGCCGATGGACTCGCGGCCCACCTCGATCGGGCTCAAGCCCATGATGCCGTCGTCGCTCAGCCCGCGCAGGTGCCAGATTTCGCCGCGGGTGTAGTAGACCCTGCGGCCGTCCTGTGTCGTGTAGGCATAGCGGTAGTCGCGGCCGCCGTCGACCATCTCCACCGCCATGCGGTCAGGGTGCAGCGGCAGAAGCTCAGTGATCTCGCCGCGGCTGTTGCCGTCGATCTGGCAGTAGGCGTTGCCGCGCATGGCCACATGGCCCTGCAGCATCAGCCGCCACTCGTAGGGGTTCTGGAACCGGTTCGGGCGCTTGGCCATCAGCCGGTACAGCCAGTGCATCCGCTCCACGGCCCGCGTGTTGCCGTCCGGCCGGTTGCGGAAGAGCTGGAAGGGCATCACGGCGAAGGACTCGGCCAGCACCTTGACGCACGAATACACCGCCGTCAGCGCCATC